ACAAGTTTGTATAAGTGTACAGTACAGTATGATGCTACTTGGATTGTTACTGATGTTGCTATTACAGGAACAGGAACTCCAGCAGTAAGTAATATCTATCTTGCTCAGTTTGGTGGGGTATTGGTAGGACAAGAAGATTCAACTCGTGGTGGTACAAATCCTGGTGATTATGTAATTCTTTCTCGTGCTACTACTGGAAATGATTGTGAAATTATTGAACTTAAGACTACCTTAACTCAAACTGTTAAGAAGTTCATGATCAAGAATGGTTGTGATACTAGCAGTGAGAAAACAGTATTTGAGGTTAATTCTGTTAATGGTGATGTTACTGTTGTAGGTGATTCAACGTATACTGGATCACTTAATTTAAATGGTAGCTGCACAACACCATATGTTAATGCTGATACTAATAAGAAGTTAACTATCACTAATGGTAGTGGCACTGAGACATTTGAGGTTGATACTTGTACTGGTGATACTACTATTGGTAGTAGACAGGGTGTTGTAATTGCTAATGGTGAATCTTATGGAACTTCTCCTGCTGCATACAGTAAGGGTGATACAGTTTATGTTTATAGATTTGATCCACAATCCACAAGAACGGATGGAACTGGACCTAAGACTACTATAAAAACTGCTGTTACTACTACAACAAGTAATATTGAAATTGCTTCAAATGTAACAGCATTTACTAAGGGTGATTTGGTTGCAATTTATAGTAATAGTAAGATTGAGATTGTTTATGTTACTGGTGATCCATATACAGGAACAGGTGCTGATGCTGGTAAGTACTTCTTGCCAACTGCTTCATCAGGTTCTGCTCCTTATAATGTTGATGGCAGAGGACAGCAAAATACAACTAAAACAACATGGGCTGTAGGTGATAATGTTGTTAAATTAGAGCAACCATTTGATTATCCTAGTGCTATTCCTTCAATTGTTACTAAGACTACTAGAGAAATAAGTGATTCTTATAGAACTACTAAACTTGGTCGTGATATCCCTGCAACTCAGGCATTGAGAGCTGCTGACGCTACATTTAAGTGTAGAACACCTAATACTAGCGATACTAGATATGAAATTCCTTTAGATAATGCTGATCTGATCGCACCAATTCTTGACTACCAAACCATGTTCAGGATTGGAAGTGAGTTCTTCGTTGTTGATAGTGCAGATGGAGCTGTTGATGCTGTAAGTGGAACTAAGAGACCTAAGCAGGTTAGAAATCCAAATACCTCTGGTGGTACAGTAACCATGCTATTCAATGGTGGTAAGACTACCATCTATGATGATGTTGAAATTCATGGCGGTGCTCTTAGATTATTTGGTTCTGATGGTATCAATCTTGCTGCTGTTATCTCCAATGATGATGGTCACGTTGGTGATGGATCAATTCTTGACAGTAAGACAGGAGTATCTGGTTTAACTGTCTTTGGACCAGGTACTTTCACTTCTGACCTTAAAGTTAAATTTGAGAACTGTGTATCTACTGGGGTATGTGCTTCAGCTGATAAGATCTGGATGAAGGCAGAAACTGGTTCTATTGATATGGGTGAAACCCTATATATGACTGGTAAGATTAAGGTTACTCAGGATGAAAGTGATAAGATCTTCCATGTTGATAACTTAGGTAGTGCAGGAACTGGTGGAACTACTGGTCCTAAGGACTTTGCAATTTATCAGTCTGGTGCTATTGATTCATTTGGTATTGAGAAGTATTGGACTTCAAATGGTGGTAGAAGATACACTTATGTTGCTGCTGATGCAACAGCTGGTATAGGTCAGTTACAGACTTCTCCACTACAAGTTAATCAGAACTATCTACTTAATGTTACTAGCACAAGTAATATGGTTGTATATTTACCTACTGATGCACAGACAGGTGACATGATTAGATTTGTTGAACTTAGTGGCAACCTAACATATAATACAAGTTTGGTTATTAGAGCACTTAAGATTGGTAATGTTGCTACTGCAATTCAAGGTGATGCAACAGGTACTAAGATCAATTCTGGATCTGGTAACCCATTACCTGCTGCATGGGATTCAGGTGAACTTATTATACAATCACGTAATGCATCATTCGGTTTAGTATATGTTGGAAACTATGATATCTTAGGATCCACTGAATCACAAACAATTCCTGCCTCGCTCAGAGGTTGGTGGCTAATGGAGTTATAAATGGCAGTCTACTACGATTCTATTAAAACAATGCAGAGTGCCAAAATTGGCACAATCATGCCCTGGGGTGGTGATGGAGGAACTGGTTTTCTTGCATCCAATATACCTAAAGGGTGGATAGTGTGCGATGGCAACTCCCTTGATGCTGAAGAATATCCAATGTTAGCATCAGTTATAGGTGATACTTATGGTGGTGATATGACTACTGGTACTCCTGAATTTCCATATACAGGTACTACTGCTACATTTTTTACACCTAATTTATCAAACTCTGCTATGATAGATTTGGAAAGAAGTCATTTAGATATTGCAACATATCAGTATGGACAGTCAGATGCAAAGGATGTTCTTAAGACTGAAGATACAACACCAAAGGATTTGGTTAAAGATTATGGTGCTACTCAATTAATTAAATCAGATTGGAATGCAACAGCAGATATTGATTTTACACTTAATTTATCTGGATTTTTATATTTTAAATTTACTGGTATTAAGTTGGCTGTTCCAGATTTTGGTGAAACCATATACACAATGCCACGTAAATTAGGTATTAATCATATGCCTAAACATAGTCACCCTGATAGTATTCAATCTGTTAATCCTAAAGGTGGTGGAGCAATGACATTTAGGACTGATGCTGGTGTTCTCATGACAGGATCAGCAAATAGTAGTAGTTGTGATGATTGTAATACTAATCTTACTAAAGTTGAATGTGTTAATGCTACTACAGAACCTACTCAATGGGATAATGGTAGACAGCAGTTGACATTTTATGGAGCTGCAGATTATGAGGATACGTTACCAACGATGGAATTTACTGGAGAATATATTAGTGATAATTCAAATTCTACAGCAAATCCTAATCCTAACTATTGGGGTCAGATTCCAGCAGGTCAAGACAACTGGAATACTCATCATCAGGGTACTGCGAGAACAGGAACTGGTGCTGCTACTAGGGGATCAGGTCATAAGGCTGTTGAGTATAGGCAGAATATTTTTGGTATCGGAGAAACTGAAGCTCTTAACTTAACAACTCCAATGGATACACATGCTACTAAGTGTTATACTGGATTGTTCCCAAGACCAATGGAAGATCAGCAGAAACCAAATTGGTATGGTTATACAGATTTAACCACCACAGGAAATTCAGCTGGAGTTAAGGGTGGATTAACAGATCATCCAGAAACTTTTACGGCATTTGATGTAGATGATGTTGTTCTTACTGCTGCTAGTACTGAGTTTAGTCTTCCATTGGGAACTGATATTAGAAGACAGTATGGTGCTTCTCCTAATCAATGGTATCAGTGGGACAAGATAATTCCATTGATGTATGTTACTACTAAAGATCCTAAGTATAAGTATAAGCATTTTAATGAAGGTACACGAGTTCAAACAGTTAAAAAAGAAGGTAGTGTTTATAAAGTAACACTAAATCAACCTACTGTTGGAGCTGGTACAGTTGATTTGAGGTTTAAACATGCTACTTGGGGAATGGGATTGAACCTTCATTCTGATAATAAGAATCCTTTGAGTACTAGATTTGGAGCTCATACACATGATAGTTTTGAGATTGCTCAGACTGGTGGATCAATGACTGATGGTACTAAAATAATGACATCTTATACTGCTAATAATGCAAATGGATCTAGTTTGCAAGCAGAAAGCATTGAAGATGCTCTAAATATAGTGTGTGATACTACACAACCAAGTTTAACTTGCACTTTCCTAATTAAGGCATATTAAATGGCAACATTTTATTCTAAAGAAAGATCAAAGTATGGGAATTTGACAGGTCAGATAATTATTTGGCCCGTACAATATGAAGGTAATCCTACAGAAGGTACTAATCCTAAAAATTTACCTGCTGGATATTTAAAGTGTGATGGGTCTAAGTATCTTGCTGATGATTATCCCAGACTTGCTGCTATTTTAGGAACTGGTACTAATACCAAGTTCATGAAGAAGAATTTAGACAATACTGATTTTGAAACAATAAATGCTACACAGTTCATGGTTCCTGATTTTGGATCTAAGTATCCTGAACCTACAACAGGTGCTAACGCTGGTGTTTATAATAATGTAAGACTTAAGAATTCAAATAATCAAGAGGTTAGTAGATCTGGTATTGCAATTGAGGCAACAAATCAAACTGGATCTGATACTGCTACTATAACATACCGAGGAGATATAACTTTACCTAGTCAAGAGATTCCTATCACAGGAAAACCAGGATATACTTATGCTGGAACTAATCACCGTACAGATGATGTTGCTGTAGATGAGGATCAGATTCATCCACATACACATGACCATTCAGGAAAACGGGCTAGAAATATGACTCGTTTTGCTGAAGGAACTAGTGCTACCGAAACTAATGATTTAGCAAGAAGAGAAGGAGAATGTGGTAATTTTAATGCATCAACTATTAATGTATATGATTGGTTATATATGACGAGATTTGATCAGAGTGCTACTGTTACAGTTAAGTCTGGTTA